ATGATGCGAACGTTGTCGCAACGATTTTCGGCAGTCCTGAGACTAGCTGCAAATCGGAAACGTCAGGCGTTGGTAGTGTGCCAAGTTCAGTTACCGGTCGGGATCGTCCCGTACCACGGTCTGTCCTGACACGCCAACCAGCCGTATTACCCCATGTAGCATGGGGAATGGCATTCCAGAAACGTGTCTGGTTGTTTAGTGCTTGCCATACCTTACGTCCGTAAGTTGTAGTAAAGATATTACCGGAAGTATTTGAACCACCGTCAACACCATAAGCTGTGCCTGTGAAAGCCTTCTTCAACAGAGGATTCTCACCAAGAACACTAGCGTTTGCACTACGATTTACTTGGGCAAGATATTCAGCAATAGAAATGTTACTCATTTACTAAGTTCTCCTTATTACCCTGTAATTCCGAAGCTCTGGAGAATTTCATGTGGGACACCTTCATAGTCTCCTGCCATTACTTTTCCTTCAAGCCTTCGGACTTCTTTGTCGTCCATTTTTACGAGAACGTCGAGAAGGTCTTCCTGAGTAGTGATAGAACCCTTTTGGAGGGGTTGTTCACCCGCACCTAGGTCAATCAACGCAGGAGCTTTCAAGGTATTTGCTTCCTTGAAACCAGATTTGTTGAGTCGAGCCGTCACTCCATCATTTACCTGATCATTGATACTGGACTTTAGATCGTCCAATTCTTTTTTCAAGTCACGGAGTTTTCGTTTCTCCTCATCTTCATCTTCTTCTTCTTCTTCATCCCAGTCCTCTTTTTGAGAAGTTGTATTAAGTTGTGATCCACCGGGGCTGTCGTGATCTAGGGAACTTCCGGTCGGAGACTCAGTTGGTCGTGCTGCCGTAGCAGTTGACGTGTCTGGGGATACAGTCTTTGAACTGTCATCCGAATCTGCTCCGCCTTTTAAGTTACTTGATTCAGCTTTGTTAGTGGTTTTGCTATCTCCAGTACCAATACCTGCACCTTCAGCCTTTATAACGTCAAAAATCTCACCTGCGATTTCTTTGACGAGTTCATAACGGGCTGTATCTTCTTCTAATTGAAGCTGTTCTTCATAATCAGCTTCCTCATCCTCGCTTAGCCTTGCATCCATTTTGGCAAGAACTTCTGCTAGGGCTGCTAGCCCAAGGTTAGTTCCTTCCATATGTTTCTCAATAGATTGAGCGATGTCATTGTCCATAAAATAAATCCTCCTAATAAAGGCAGGTATCACCCAACCTAAATCCAGTCCATTCCATTGCTTATGGATATTAAACCGTTTCCATTTGGAAACGAAAAAACGAAGGTTAATATAAACCTTCGCTTTTATTATACTATGACGTATGTAGTTTTTAACACTTTATAGAACTATTCCTCAGTAGACAAATCCACCTTGCCTGTAATAAGCTCATATACTTCTTGGCGAAAGTTATATAATGGGACTTGGATAAGCTTTTTTAATTTATCACATTGCGCCCCTTCAGGTAACGCCGCTTCTAGTTGATCCAGTATTGAGCCAACCATACGACTGTGCTTTGCTGATATCCATGCAATTTCTTGTCCTGCTGTAACTCCATTATCCATTATGTTACCCTCTTCTTACTTTATTTTTACTTTATGATCTTTACCTAAATGTTGTGCTAGGAAATTACCAAAATCTTTTTTAAAGTGGTAATCAATAATTTTCTCCCGAACCCACCTTACGGTTCCAGTTTGAGAGGGCTTACTGTCTGCACGAGGAGAAGAACTTTCTTCAGTCTCAAGTTCTATTTTCTGTTTACGTTTGTAGCCCTTACGCTTCCGCATTGTCGGTCTACCATTTTTATCTTTCGTTGCATACGTTGTTGGAGGAACCCATACATCTTGCTCTTGAGACTTAATCCCAGTCATTTCCTTTCTAGGAGGAACACTGATTTCAAGGGTTGATGAAGACCCCTGACCAGCAAGCGTAACTTCTCCAAGGGGAACACCCGTTGCCGACTGGAAATCAGTCTGTATGGTAGTTTGAATATGCTGCTTCCAAGCAGCAATAGCCGCCTCTAACGATTCAGTAATAGATTTTTGCGCCATTGTACTCCTAACACTTAATTATACTTAGTTGGGGAGTATTTTTGCCCACTCAGGCGGGAGTTCAGTATCAAACCCTGATATGGTAGAATCATACTTATCTAAATAGATAACTTCTTTTCCTACCTGACCATGTTGAGGGTGATAATATAACACGATTTGTTTGGGTCTGCTCACAAGGTGAAGTCTGCTTATTACAAACTCATCTCCACCCTTAGGAGTTCCACAAATATGCAAACTACCTGTACCTATGTCCATCTCGTCTACCCTATGGAAGTGACCTATCAACACATCATCGAAGTAATCATACCTTTCAAACGAACTATCGGTCACTGCTACATTATTGTATTGTATTACTTCTCGCAGGTTCGCTACAGCCCTCTTTATAGATGTCTGCGCCCCGCCGCCAGCAATACTATCTCCATGCATTATTAGAATTTTTCGCCCTGCCACATCGAAGACATGACTAAAAGACTTAGGTATGTCTATTTCTATATTCTTATGGTCTCGTAGAAAGACTCCTACCCACTGATACAACATGTAGTCCCAATCCATGTACTTGTCTTTGGATGGAATCTTCCTAGTCATTCTTCCGTGGTTTCCAACAACAGCTTTTATCTTGATGCTGTCAAAGTGTGGGGAGAGGAATGCAATAGATTGAGATATAACATAAGCCCCTATAATCATCTGCATCATGCAGTTATCTACGTTAGTTCGGGCTAATTCATCATGTATATCCCCTGAGATCATATCTCCAAGCATAGGAATTACCAATTCATCTATTGCACACATGTTCCTACGGTACTCTGCAAGATTAAGGACTTGGTTAGACCAACCCCACATACGCTTACTGAACAAATCTATATCATATTCATTAAGACTTAGGGTTTGTTCTTTCTTAACATTATCCCCTACGTGGGTGTCTGTGAGGGGTGCCACCATTACCTGAGACTTTGCTCCAAAGTTCTTTGGACGGGTAGCCTTGGTTCGGTTCTTCTCCCCCCGACGAATTTGAGGAGTAAGGGCAGGGGTGAATTCCTGTATCGCATCTAAAATTAAATCGTTGCTACCGCCAGATGCGAGGGATTTCTTGTAAAGCGTTCGATACATCTTCATATCCGCTTCTACGGTGGCAATTTTCTTGTCTAGCTTTAGTTTCGCATCTAAGAACGCATCATCTTCAGTTACCTCTGCTGAGGCTAAACGAGTATATTCATAATCGTCACCATTATCTGCGTACCATCGCTGTATCGTACTTCGATGAATAGTAATACCATACTCATCGTCAAGCTGTCGAGCTATACTTGTCCAGCCCATACCATCCTCTCGCCATTCTAATATCTCTTTCTTCACACTTTCCGGAATTGAATACATACCTCTGTTCATGTTTGCTCTCCTTTACTCAGATGGGTTATCGCAACACCATCCTTCACAATCATAACATACATTTTGGCTACATGTGGCACAGTAGGCAGTAATTTCTTCTACCGTATCCTCACATACATCGCAATATTCTAGGGATTCCTCCATATACTATTCCTTTTGTGTCCTGCCATGTTATCCTGTTTAGACTGTTTCTTCTGGCTTTTCTGATCTCTTATCGTACTAGTATCTAACGCTTGTACATCTCTATTATAATAGGGAGCCTTAGCTTTGTCAAGGAACTGTTTCTTTACATATTCTGTGAGTGCTGGAACATAGTTACCTCGTGTAGTAAAGTTTTCCTCTCCTACCGTATGAGAACCATCATTAGTCCTCTTTATTTTCCTCCCTCTGTGCCCCCCGTGAGTACCAGTAAAGATACCTGCACTGGTAGATACATGGGCACCGCCAACGAACCCTGAACCACCATTTACCACTTGTGCCCCAGCCGCATCGCCTACGCCATGTCCACCAGTTCCTTCTTTTTCTAGGTGTTCTAATGCGATCTCCGGGTATTCTTCAGGATTCGCTTTACGATGAGCAACTAACTCAGCGTAAGTCATTTGTTTTTTAGGCTTCTCCCCAGTCTTTAGTTTAGCTTCGAATGCAGTGTGAGACTCAGTAACTTGTTGTCTAAGCTTCTTATCACTTTCTCGTAATGGTTCCTCTTCTGCCGCAATCTTCATGGGGTCTACAAGATTATTTGAACGGGATGGCTTTGCCACATTTGGATCAGCGGGGGCTGGATCGGACATGTCGTGTTCTTCGGGTAGCCCCCATTCCCTGTTCTCCTTTTTTCGTTGCCGTTCCACTCCCCATGAGTCCACATCTCGTTCCTCAGTAGTGTTTTTCTGAGTGGTGTCTGGTGTCTGCCACGGAAACTGCCCACCAAATTTTCTATTGTTCGTCTTTCCATTTTTTAGTAATTCAATAACATCTGTCGTAGTAAGGTCTGCTTTTATAATCTGCTGCTTCTTCTCCTTAGGTGAGTCATTGTAAATGCGAGGAAGTCTATTCATACCATAAGTATCAAGTAGTTCTTGAAAACTCCCACTATCTATTAACTGCCTCACATGATCTGTAGGGTTTACTTGATCTGTAGTGTTTTCTGAATTATTCATCCGTGTCATCTATCCTCTGTACAGGATCAGATGGTGTGGTAGGGGTTGTCTCAACTTCAGGGGGGACAAAAGCTTTCATTACTGCTTTTTCTACCTGCCCAAGTTGTCCCATATTTAATGTAGCGGTATAATCAGTAACTCCGTGTTGAAACCATACTTTATTTCCATCCGGTTGTACACTCTTAATTATAGGGAATGGGTATCCCATTTCAGCTAGTTGTTGTGTCCAAGGTTTCGATGCTAAGGAAAGCTGCATAGGCATACCCCCACCACCCGGAGGAGCACCACCCTGAGGAGCACCGCCTTCTCCGCCACCGCCCTGAGCAGCCATTTGCTGTTCCTGCTCTTGTTGCTGCTGCATCTGTTCCATCTGTTGTTCCTGTTGCATTAAGGACATAGCCTGTGCTTCCGCTCCCATTTTAGCCATATTCACCTGCTGACCGGATACAACAAATTCTACATTTTCAGCATCAATATTCTGTTCTTTCAACTCTACATCATATCCCTGTGCAGCAAGCTGTTGTGCTAACTGAGCACGTTGCAACGCAAAAGATATTCTTGTAGACTCAGCTTTTTCTTCTGGTGTAGGAAGAACCATCTTCCAATCGGTTATACCAAAGGTATCTAAAATCTTAGGGAATACTCTTTCATGGAAGATACGTTGATCGCCTTCTACAACCCTACTCATAACGACAAGCTGTGTTGTTTGGGTAGTAAGCCCCCCAAAGCCTTCTGGAGCACCCTGCCATGCAGGAGTTACACCCCACATAGAAGCTACTCGTTCTCTAATCTCATTCCTTATAGGTAGGTAATCCATTTCCTGCATAGTATGGAAAAGTCGAACAAGGTCTACTCTACCACGATTGTTACGAGAGGAAACGGCTACCATAGGCATATAGTTAGTATCCTGTTTGGTTTTTGACTCCCACTGTTGTCGCTCCCTACGGAGAGAATCGGGGTCATCCGTAGAGACCATCAACATCGCTGCTGGCATCTTACGCTCAAAGAAGTATCTGTAAAGGTTCTTATCCATACCTAACAGAGTCAACGCCTTTTCAAATAGCGTTAAGATGGGTGACCACCCAAAAGTATCGGTAGGATAGAACTTCGACAGATGTATTACTTCGGAATCTAATAGATAGTATATAGCATTCTTGTGGCTATACTTATACATAGCCGGTTTTAGTGGGTAACCACAGCCTTTTTCTGAACAGATCAAAGCTTCCTTTTCTTCGTCGGTGGGGGTATCCTTTTCCACCACCTTGAAGCGATGAGCAGGACAGAACCAGTGGAAGTTTTCTGGAAGCCCTCTTGCATCTAAGTCAAAATCTGTGATTGCAGGGTCTAAGTGTCTAATTTCTACCAGTTTCTGCTCAATTTTTTTGTTTTTAACCGTATAGCTTTTATTCAACAGGATAAAAGCATCATCAATAGAATTTAAATCAAAGTGAGCTAAGCGAAGAACTTCTTCTAGGGTTTTGTGGAATCGGTTAGCATCCCCTATAAACTCATTAATCTCGTCGAGTTGACTTTCATCGGGGTTATTAACAGTAGGCTCCCACACAATTCCACGTCGAAAAACCTCAGACGTGATGTGTTGTAGGGGTGCTCGTATTTCTTGAACTTGGGTAGCAATTTTATTTAGGTCACCAACCAACTGCGTTCTATACGCCATCTGGTTTCGAATCCACGAATTAACAATAGATTCAATACCAATTTGAAGGGGTAAAGACCCTGTAC